ACCATGTTTTTGCTGCTGAGCGACCTGTTGCTTTTTATGCTGAAAAATTTGTTGCTATTATATTGCCTATCAAGGTATAAAAATGGATAACGTGATTTTAGATAAAATTAAAGCAGAGGTTGCAAAGCATAGTCCAGAAGAACTTCAAACAATAAACGAGTTTTGTATTGCAACGCAAAAGGGTATAAGTATTTTTGCTTTAGGGGCTCGTATTGCAAAAAAGTTTAATTTGGAACTTACGGCAGGTATACATCTTGCCAACGCATGGAACAGATATTTATTATTACCCAAATAAGAAAGGATTTACAATGACTGATAAAGAATTTGAAAAACTATTAAACTCAGAGATAACAATGCGGGATATTGTATATAAAGATTTGCAACACCTGAACCGCAAACTTATACGCTTACGCAAGCATATACGTGCCACAGAGCAGCACCAACGACCTGGATTAGCAAAGATGTATAATACAGCTTGTATAAATATCAACCGCAAAATCGGCTCATGTATTGCTACATGCTATTTTTGGTCTAAAAGGAATTTGAAAGACAATTAAGAAAGGTTTTACAATGGCAAACAAAAAAGCAGACTTCAACTATAAGCCTTATCAAGTGCCTGCATTCCTTGCCTACGAATTGGAAAAGGAGGCAAAGGAACGCAGGCAAATGTATGGCGAAGATATTAGTTGGTCAGGCGTTCTCCGCGAAATACTTGATAAGTGGTATAAACGCAGATAATAGTTTTTACAGATAATAACATTTTGAAAGGATTGTAACATGAGTATTGATTTACAAAAGGACTGTGCAACTGAAAACTTCTACGGTGTTGAGTTACTTATTTATGATATAGTGCATAAATTCATAGCTAAGTTTGGAGGTGATTTTGAAGAATATAAAAGCCGGGCATTCTGTCACTTTGTAAGGGCTAATAATACCTTTGATAAAACAAAAGGAGCTTGTTATACAACTTGGATTTGCCGTGTTGTTTATCTTGGACTAAAAGATGATATGCTAAAAGATTATAAAGCAAAGAAGTTTCGAGATGAGGATTATGAAAATCAGGCAAGCTACAATTCAGGCCTCGGTGAACTTTTAGCAGATTTGCAAGGCGATAGTGAAACAATTGTCAGTCTCATTCTGGAAACACCGGACGACCTGGTGAATATGATTGCATTGGCTGGGGGACGTACACGTAGCATAAAACGTATATTGTACAAATACCTACGAAACATAGGCTGGTCTTGCAAACGCATCAAATATGGTTATGCACAAATAGAAAAAGCATTATGCGTATAAAACACCCTATCAAATTAAAAACATTTCAAAAACAGGGTGTGCGTATTATAGCCAAACATAATGGCATAGCCCTGTTAGCAGACGAAATGCGTTTAGGCAAGACCGTGCAAACCTTGCAATATATTAAACAACACATTACCAAAGGATCTATTGTGATTGTATGTCCTTCTATTGCAAAATGGGTATGGCAGGAACAAGCACGTAATAACTTTGGCATTAAAACTGTTGTATTGGAAGGCTCAAAACCGGACAAAGATTTATTACGCAATAACCGCATTTTTATTATCAACTATGAAATATTACACCATTGGGTTTTTTATCTGAAGCGATTACGTCCTCACTTAGTTGTTATGGATGAATGTCATTATTGTAAGAGTCCTACTGCTAAACGAACCAAAAGTGCAAGGCGTTTAGCTAAAGGATTTATACATCTGGACGATAGCGATGATTACCGCAAACTAATTAAAAAAGTATCTACTCACAAAAAGAAAGCAGTTAAAAAATCTCTCATGTTACGTGCTCCACACATTATTGCTATTAGTGGAACACCATTAGTTAATCGTCCTATGGAGCTTTTTGTTGTACTCAATATTTTATGGCCTAAAATCTTTCGCAGTTATCCTGAATTTGGGGATGCTTATTGTCTCTCAAAAATTGACCATGGAAAAGTAATTTATTATGGTGAACGCAACTTAGATGACTTACATATTAAACTTAAAAAGCTGGGTATGATACGCAGACTAAAAAAAGATGTAATTAAAAATTATAAAGAACCGATTACAACTGTTATTCCCATAGACATGAAAAACCCTACATTGTACAAACGAACACATACCGCTTATGTAAGGGCTGTATGCAAAGCTCAAGGCAATACAACACAAAGGCTGGACAACTTCTTAAAACTAAAACAAATAGCAGCTGAAACAAAACTACCTGCCGTACTTGAATGGATTGATAACTATTTGGAGGAGACCGAAGATAAACTGGTAATATTTGCACACCATAAAAAAATAGTACATACCATAAAAAACAAATATAAAGAGCAGTCTGTTGTAATTGACGGCAACACAAATAATAAACAAAGGGTAAAAGCACAAACACGTTTTAGGAAAGATAAAAGCTGTCGATTATTTATAGGTAATATGCAGGCTTGTGGCGTTGCTGTTTCTCTAAAAGCTGCTGATACTGTTATGTTTGCAGAGCTTCCTTTGACACCGGCAGAATTACGTCAATGCGAAGATAGGATTTTTGATATTGGAAAAACCAAACAATTATTTGTTTATCACTTAGTGGCAAAAGGAACTATAGAAGAAATTGTTTGCAAAATATTACAACGCAAAGCAAAAGTTATCAGCGATGTTATGGATGGCAAAAACAAAGGAATAAATATAAATTTGTACGAACGCTTAGAAAAAGCGATAATAAGGAAAAGGAAAACATTATGGCAAAAGACAGAAAAAAAATAAAGCCTCGTATTGCTACATTGTATATACATGACTTGCCTGCTGATTTGAAGTTTTTATTTAAGGCGTGGTGTTCCCGTCGTGGCAAATCAATGAAGGAAAGTATTATCGAAATGATGGAAGAAAAAACAGGCGTGAAAAAGTGATGGAATTCACTGACATACTAAAAAACTACAATATACCATACAAAACAGAAGGACATCATCATTGCCGTACCGGTTTTGTACAATTCGATTGCCCATTCTGCGGGCAAGGCTCTAACAATTATCATATGGGATATTCCCTGTTACATAAATTTTGTAATTGTTGGCGTTGCGGTCACCATACTGTTTTTAGTGTGCTTGAAGAACTTACTGGGCTACCTGCAAAACAAATCGGAAAACTAATCAAAGGACTACCTTCCACACAAACAACAAAACAAAAAATAACAGGCAAACTTGTACTGCCTGAAAACCTCGTTGATGTTATGAAACCACATCGAAAGTACCTCAAAAAAAGAGGATTTGATGTTGAAGAGCTTAAAAAATTATGGCAAATACAGGGCATTGGTGTTTCCGCGAATTTATCATGGCGTATTTTTATTCCCATTCACTTCAATAATGAATTAGTTAGCTGGACAACACGTTCTATTTCATCCCATTGTAAACGCCGATACTTAGGAGCAAGTGCTAAACAGGAAAGCATGAGCAAAAACGATATACTATATGGCGAACAGTATTGCCGTCATGCTGTTGTAATTTGTGAAGGGCCTTTTGATGTTTGGAAAATTGGACCGGGTGCCGTAGCTATTATGGGTCTGCACACTTCACCAAAACAGATAGAGCGTATGTTGCGACACCCTGTACGGGCTGTTTGTTTTGATAACCAGCCAGAAGCTCAAGTAAGGGCTCAAAAACTAACAGACACGCTTTCGCTATATGCAGGTGAAACATATCTTATACAACTTGACAGCAAAGATGCAGGCTGTGCTAAACCTCGTGAAATAAAGAACATACGTAAATTATTAAAATAATTTTATTTTTGTTTTGCTGTATTGCTGATAATAGTATATGATACAGACATACGAAACAATATGATAGATATAATAATTTAATATTCGCAATGTAAAATGCCGGTTCGTTGTCTTGTTTCGTATGAGTTCAACAGCCGGCATTTTCTTTTTGAAGGGAACTCAAAGCATGTCGAAAAAAGATAAACCAACCAATATGAAAGAAGACAAGTTGCAAATCATCCCTTATGATACATGGTCAAAAATACAAAATAGAAAAAACAGAGTTTGGTATGATAGGATCATAGCAATGCATACATCTGTTGCAGAAGCTGTATTTGTTTCTAACTTCTTATATCTTTGGAATAAATTTCAAAATGCAGACACTGATGGTATTTTCATTGTACCGAAGAGATTTAAGGAATTAACAGGCATTTCTCCTTATACCTTCAGAAAAATTGTACATGACTGGGAAAAAAAGGAAATACTTGAAACAAAGAGTAAAAATCTACCCCTAAAAAAATATTATAAACTAAATACAAAAATGTTGTCTATCTATCTTTCCTGTATATACACATACGGAGCCGCCCATCTTGTCGAATTCGACAAGATAAGTTATCGAATTGATCAAGTTAAAGTTGTCGAATTCGACAAGATATATAATAAGAGTAAAATAGAAGAAACTATCAAAGATGTCAGTTCGCAAAAAAGCGAAACTGACAGTACTGTTTACATAACTGTATTAGCTATGCAAATAAACAAGATAGTACAAAAAACAAAAACATTAACACACAAGGTAAGAATTAGCACATGGGAAAAACAAATAAAAGCATTACATAAAGATTATACACAACAAGAAATAGTAAATACATTAGAATGGTACATTAAACATTATAAAGATAAATATGTCCCAAGAATACACACACCAAAACTACAGGAAGTGTTTCCACGCATTGTAAATGTTAAACGTATAGTAGAAGAGAAAGCAAAAGAAAAAGAGGATGACATAAAAACCGATAATATTAAAGTTGGCAAAAAAGCAAAGTCCATAGCAGAGCGGTTATTGTTTGATGGCTTTCCTAAAACTACAAAAGAGGACTTACAAGTAGCAGTACAAATAAGCATAAACAACTACCGTGCATACAAAACAAAACACAATCAGCTAATCGAGCAGGAAGAAAAGAAAGCAGAGAAAAAAACAAAGCAGAGAAATGGAATAAAAAGTTCCAACGATACAATCATATCCGGCTTTGCAAAATATCTATCGAAAACACAAGGTTCTACATACAGCTTTATACAGGATTGGTTTGAAGATTTTGGAAATACAGTAGGTCAATACAAGGGCTGGCATGGTAATTTGCAACGGTGTATTTTCACGGTAGATAATAAACGATTTATTACATCCTGTACAGAGATTGCACGAGAATATAGCGACGAAAATCGCTGGACCAAATACAAACGAGCACTTGACAAACTGCAATAACTTGTAATTTGACGAATAAGCAGCCTAGGACTTGATCCTAGGGCTTAAAAATGAAAATCAGTAGTATTATAGAGGTAGTAACTAAAACGGCTTAAAACAGCACACACGAAACGAGACAAACTGCATATGAAAATAACCAGAAAGCATAGTAACGATGAGCGGCGTATATTGACAGCTATGATAGTTGACCCTATTGTATGTGCAAAAATTACAGCCAAATGGCAACACTCCGGATTGTTTAACAGTAAATGGTCTAATATGATTGCCAATTGGTGTGTAAGATACTACAACAAATACGAACGACCACCACAAAAGCATATTGAAAATCTATATGAAAGCTGGGCATGTAAAACAAACGATAAGGAAACAGTCAAACTTATTGAAAAGTTTTTAGGACATCTCTCTGACGATTATATAAAACAACAAAAAGAAAGTAATAGCAACTATATTATTGATTTGGCAGGGAAGCACTTCAACAAAACAAAACTCAAAAGACTTATAAATACAATCGAAGGAGAATTGGAATTAGACCAGATAGAGAGTGCTAACGAACTTGTCATTGACTTTAATGCTATTGAACTTGGCAAAGGAGAAGGCATAAAGGCTTTGCGGGATAAGAATGCAATCAAAGAAGCTTTTACATCTAAAACAGAACCGCTTGTAAAATATCCTGGTGCGTTAGGTTCCTTTTTTAAGGATGCTTTAGAACGTGATGCGTTCATAGCATTTATGGGACCGGAAAAACGTGGGAAATGTGTCAGTGCTAATATGGAAGTTTTGATGGAAGATGGAACAATACAAACTATTGAAAACATAGTTAATCAAAAAATAAAGAAAAGAGTAGTAACATACAACGAGCATACACACAGATTTCAATTTATGCCCATAAAAGAATATTGGTATAACGGAAAGAAAGATTGTGTTAAAGTTAAAACAAGAACAGGCAGAACCGTAGAAACCACAAACAATCATCAATATTATACACCAACAGGATGGAAATATCTGAATGATATCAAAACAGGTGATTTTATAGCAGTTCCAAAAAAATTAGATGTATTTGGAAAAAAGAAAATAAAAAAGGAAGAGATTAAGTTTATTGCTTATATGTTAGCAGAAGGTGGTTGTACAGGAACGCAGATGACATTCACAAACACAGACAATATTATAACGAAAGATTTTAAGAATATCTGCTCGAAGTTGGATATACAGTATAAGAAAAGTAAAATTACGTATCTTCTCAGAGGTCAAGCAAACAATGTATGCAGAAAATATAAAATGTTTGGTCATTCTGCTAAGACTAAGCAAATACCAGAAGAAATATTCACATTACCAAAAAAAGACTTGTCCTTGTTTCTTAGACTGTTCTTTTCTTGTGATGGTACTATATACAAAGATAATGGAAGATATATAATTAGTATTGGATTGGCTAATGAAATAATGCTGAAACAAATACAACACATTCTCATTCGTTTTGGTATAGTAGCAAAAATGAGATATAAAAATTCACGTTGTAATGGACATATATTTCCTTCATGGATATTGTCAATATGTGATTCTGATAATATTAATAAGTTTTTAGAGTATATAAATTTCATATCTTATAAGAAAACAAAACCACTACAAAATACACCAAAAAAGTCTTTTCTTGATAAACTGCCAAATACTGTGGCTGGTAGATTTTATCAGGAGCTACAAGAAGAGGTGAAAGAACCTGAACACACATATCATATAGGAAAAGGAAAATATTATAGACCTGCTTCCGGTATTAGAAAACTGATGGGAAAAAAAGAACACGGAACAATTAATCATCAAATAAATAAAGGTTGTTCTTTAATGAGACAATCTTTTGATAAGGCAAAAAAAACTAAAGCATACTCCAAATATTTAAATGATGATATTTTATGGGATGAAGTTTTGAATATTGAAAAAGTAGGAAAGAAACAGACATACGATTTATCAATACCAAAACATCATAATTTTGTATGCAATGATATTGTTGTGCACAATACATGGTGGCTCATGGATGTTGCGTTTCGCGGAATAATGCAAAAACGTAAAGTAGCATTTTTTGAAGCAGGTGATATGTCACAAAATCAGTTTATGCGTAGATTGTTATGCCGCATTTCAAAACGCCCTCTGAAACGATCGCTTGTTCAATATCCAACCGATATAACAAAAGGGCCTAAAGACAATATGGCACAGGTTGAAGTAAATACACTTCGCTTTAGAAAAAAGCTGTCATACAAAAAGGCTTTGATAAGTTGCAAACGTTTTATCAAAACAAAGCTGAAAAGCAAACGGACTTACTTTCGCCTTGCTTGTCATCCAAACTCTACACTTTCGGTTCGCACAATTAAAAATACTTTGCAAGTATGGGAACGTGATGGCTGGGTACCTGATATTGTCGTAGTTGATTATATGGACATCTTAGATATGAGCCATCCTTCTTTAGAGGGCCGGGACAGAATAAACGAAGTCTGGAAACAGATGCGTGGCATATCACAGATATATCACTGTCTTGTAGTAACAGCTACACAGGCGGATGCACAAAGCTATAAAGCTGGAACCTTAAGCCGTACGCATTTCAGTGAGGACAAGCGTAAATTTGCACATGTGACTGGTATGATAGGTCTGAACCAAAAAGACGAGGAGAAGGAAAGGGGTATCATGCGATTAAATTGGGTCGCATTGCGGGAGGGTGAGTATAGTGAGAGGGATTGTGTACACGTTGCTACTTGTTTATCGCTCGGAAATCCTGCTGTTATAAGCTGTAAATAAAACAAAAAAATTTATTTTTTCAAATATTTTTTCCTGCTTAATCACCTAAAAAACGTGTTTTTCAGTTATTTTTTGAAAATAATCTGATATGGGTTTGACTTATAGCATTATACCCTTATAATATAAGTGTAAGTTAAAAAGTTAATAATAACAATAATTTGAAAGGAAAGTAAGATGATTACAAAAAAAGAAGGAACACAATTATCAGAAAAGGCCATGCTGGTAAAATTAAACATATCAGTATGGACAGGGAGGAAAAAAGACAGGACAGTAACAAACGAGATAATAGACAACAAACACGCCTACGGCGATGCAGGTGCATGGTGGACTTACCTTGTGCCTCGTAAGGAAATGAGACGTGTACACATTGCTGAAGATAAGTGCCGTACAATTTGGCGTGAATGCACTTTGCCATGGGATGATGCTGGTAGTAGGATTTTAAGCAGTAAAATGTTCCTTGAATACAATAAGCGAATGCGTAAAGCTGTTGAAGAATTTCATGAAGCAGTGGAAGAATTTATTGCTGATTATCCGAACATTGCTCAAAACGCCAAAACGAGACTCGGCGAACTTGCCAAAACAAACAAGCTACCAACGGCAAGCGAAATACGAAACAAGTTTAATTTTGCACAGCATATAATGCCGATGCCTGTTGCTACTGACTTTCGTGTTAGCTTATCCGAAGCCGATGTTGATGCTGTAAGGGAGCAAATTGAAGCTGACGTAAATAACGCTATGAAAAAAGCTATGACCGATATTTGGGTTCGGCTGAGTGATCTTGTTAGTAAATTAGAGCAGACACTGAAGAAGCCCGACAAGATTTTCCGTGACACGCTGATAACCAACATCGGACAATTTTGCAAGATAATGCCGAAACTGAATATCATGGACGATGCCAATATTAATAATATACACAAAGAAGTAATGGAACAGCTTGCAAAGTTGAAACCTGAAACTTTACGCACCAATAAGAGGGCACGGAGAAATACAGCAAAAAAGGCAAAAGACATCATGAAGAAAATGGAAGTATACATGAAATAGAATTTTGCCTGCTTTATGCTTTGATTTACGATACTAATATAAACCACTAATTTGAAAGGTAAGAAACATGAATGCAAAAGATTTGAAAAAAGTATTGATTGTGGCGATGAAAAAGAGACTGCCTGTTTTAATCAAAGGTGCCCCGGGTGTTGGTAAAAGTGACATTGTCGAACAGGTTGCAAAAAAACTAAAGATGGATTTGATAATCAGTCATCCGGTTGTTAGCGACCCAACCGATTTTAAGGGACTGCCCGGTATTGTTGACGGTCAAGCTGAGTTTTTGCCATTTGGTGATTTACGTATGTTAATAGAAGCTAACAAACCGACAATAGCTTTCCTTGATGATTTGGGACAAGCCCCGCCTGTTGTACAAGCCGCAGCAATGCAGTTAATACTTGCCCGTCGAGTAAACGGACATACTATCAGCCGCAAAGTTGTTTTTGTTGCAGCAACAAACCGAAGAGAAGACAGAGCAGGTGTTACAAGTATTCTTGAACCTGTCAAAAGTAGATTTGCTACGATACTCGAACTTACTCCAGATGTTGACAGTTGGATCGAGTGGGGTTTGCACAATAAAGTACCCTCCGAGATACTGGGTTTTATCAGGTTCCGTCCTGCTTTGTTACATAGCGGTGAAGCCACTGCTGATATTATCAACCATCCTTGCCCAAGAACTCTAACCAATGCTGGTAAGTGGATACGTGCGGGCATAAACAATGTAGAAGTAATAGCTGGTGCTATTGGAGAAGGTGCTGCCGCTGAACTCGTTGGTTTTTTACGAGTGTGTAATAGTTTGCCTGATATTGATGATGTTATTGACTATCCGAAAAAAGCTATTGTGCCGGATGATCCTGCTGCATTATATGCAGTAGTTGCTGCACTGGTTGAACGCACAAATAAAAAGGACATGAAAAATATTCTTATCTATGGTAATCGCCTGCCTTCTGACTTTAGTATTTTGCTTGTGCGGGATATGATTCGACGCGAGCCTCGTGTTCAAGACACAAAAGCATATATCGACTGGGCTGTAAAACATCAGGACATAATTTTGTAAAAAGGAACAGTAAAATGAAATCAATTGCATATGACAAAATAATAAAAGCACGAGCAATACTTATATTGGAACATCCATTTTTTGGTTGCCTTGCATTACGATTGCATATAAAAAAAAGAAAAAAAGTGCCGACGATGGGTACTGATGGGA